TATAAAAAAGAAGCTGGCCATAACGGGGCAGAGTATATTCAGAGAAATATTGCTAAACGAGCATTTAACTTTGGATGGAGAATCAGCGGAAGATTTGATTTATCAAAATTGGAAGCTAAACTAGAAAACGGCTTGTTAACTTTATTTGCACCAATTGCAGATGAGGCAAAGCCAAAGCAGGTTACAATTAAGTAACAAATAAAAAGCTGACCCGCACGTCAATAAAAAACATATAATATGAATAAGAAAGTCTGGCAGTACGATAACGAGTATTGGGTAATACATAGAAGTATATCTGAACATCAAATGTCCCCTAGATCACATGGATTCAACTCAGATGATATCAATAAAATGGTACGAGTATGGGTTGAGTGGTTACGTGATAATTGTAATAATATTGAGAAGGTTTTTCACAAGGATGGTGCTTTTTTATTCTGTGAACAAATTAAATCTACAGAAATATTGTAGAACAGTTGCTTTAACGATTTATTTTAATTATATTCTATAATTTATAATAATAATAATAGTAATAATAATAATAATAATTAAATATATAATAATAATAATAATTAAATATATAATAATAATTAAATAGATAATTATAATATATATATAAAGATAAAGATGATATGAAATATAAAGATCAAATACAAAATAGAACTGAAGCAATAAGTAATCTTCTTGAAACATTAAGAAGAGGATTAGAGTCTAACGCTATTAGTAAACTAGAGGCAGCGGGCCTTATTAAAAAGTTACAATCAATAAATAAACAAATAGATAACTACATTGAACTCGAGGGGTAGAAATGCGCAAGCAATTGTTTCCACTACTAATAGCATTAAGTGCACTTGCCGTTTCTGGTAGTGCTGCATTTTATTCCGTATACGGTTTAAGTAAATTATTTGCTGGAGCAAGCTTTCAAGTCATGATCATGGCGGGTTCATTAGAATTCGCTAAGCTGGTTGTAGCATCATTACTATATCAATACTGGGATACAATTAATAAAGCTCTTAGAGCTTATCTATCAATAGCGTGCTTTGTTCTAATACTAATAACATCAGGTGGTATATATGGATTCCTGTCAGGTGCTTACCAGTCGACTGCTACTCAATCAGAACTACTAGACAGATCTCTAATGATATTAAATCAAAAGCAGGTTAGATTTGAAGAACAAAAACAAGATCTTAAAATAGAGAAGCAAGGACTCACTAGATCAATATCTGATTTAAGAGTAGCTTTATCTAACCCGGCACAAGTACAGTATATTGACAAAGAATCAGGTACCTTAATTACAACGTCATCATCGTCAGCAAGACGAGCACTTCAGAGCGAATTAACTATAGCTACTTCTAATAGAGATGGTATTAATCTTAAAATAGAGGCTGTTATGGATTCTATTAATCAAACTGATATGGCATTACTAAACAAAGAGATATCTAATGAAGCAAAGAGTGAGTTAGGTCCTTTAAAATATCTTGCTGAAACCACTGGCAGAGAGATGGGAACGGTAGTAAATTGGTTCTTATTATTAATTATATTTGTATTTGATCCACTAGCTATAGCTCTTGTTGTAGCAGCTAATATGGCTTTTGCTCAACTAAAAAATAATGAGGTTAAAATGTCAGTCCCTGAAGGTAAAAAATTTAATACATCTTACCCAATACCTTCAAGCTGGACTAAACCTGAAGTAGAACTTATTATAGATAAGAAAGATTTAATTGTTGATGATCTAGAGAAACTACCTTTTATTAATGAAGAAAAAATAAAATACCCTACTCAAGAAGAAATAATTGCATTCAATGTAAAACAAGCTAAACAGCTCGAAGATGAGAAAGAATTAGAAGCAAGAAAAGGTAAACAGATTGGATTAGATGTGTTGATTGATGTACTGGAGGAAGAAGCACAAGAAGAAGAAAACCTTAAAGATGCTAATGTAGATCCATTAAAAGATAGCAGTACAGAGCATGAGTTGTATCACGGTGAAGTTAATACAACTGACAAAGAAAAGTTAATTGGTATGATACAATCTAAAAAATCTAAAGTTGCAAAACGAGTAGTTAAGCGACCTGCTCCACCAAGAAAGCCCCCTAAAGGTTATAAATATAAAGGGTAAGTTGGTTAACTAATTTTTTTTTCGTATATTTAATTATATGGAACGGGATACTAAAACAGTTTATAAGAGTTATATTGAAGATGGTGAATCTTGGATGATTTGTCGAAACAGTATTGAAGGTGGTAAGTATTGGACAGGTAAATACTGTGGTGAGTGGGTTAATGTTACGAGCACTACTACCGCAGTTTTATGTCACCGTTGCGTTAATAGAGTCACAGAACCACCTAAGTTTACTCCGAGGTATAAACCAACTGGTCGACCAAAAGGTTGGCAATGGATGAACGAGTTTGTAGATAAAGATGGTAATGTATTTCGTAAAGGAAAAGAGCATCCAGAATTAAAAGGTAAATTCCCGGCTACTGTTATTGAATCTAAGAAAGATAAAAAGCGATCAACTAAACGTGAGCGTGAAGCTCAGAAGAGAACTTCGATGGCTGCATTATATGATCTTAAAAAACAGCTTAAGAAAGCTACCCTAAAGAAAGACATAAAGTCTATCGAATCCCAAATTAAAAAATTAAGTCGTAAATTAAAAATTAAATTAGTTTGATCTTAAATTAATTTTTCGTATATTATACAATATGGATAAACTAATATACACACGAGGTACCTATTCTAATGAAATACAAAAAGTTGAGTTAGATGTTAATGAGAATGTAAGTATACATGACTTTAAAAGGGTATGCAAACATCTAGCTTGCGCATTAGGTTACGATAGTATTAGTGTAGAAGAAGCGTTTGAAGGTAAAGCACAACCGTTAGATAAATTAAAACAAATATTAAAAGGGTAAACATGTCGCAAAGTATGTATGGTAGTTATGAAGAGAATAAAGTTTCAGGTAAAGAGAATACCTCTGAAGAAGAAGTATATTACGAAGATGATTTAGAAAAGAAACATCTTTATAAAGAAATTGAATTCGCAGTAGATGTAGAAGATAGTGTTGTTTACATAGTAGGTGAGATAGAAGATTTTGGTTTATATGATTTTATGGTAAGATGTCGCGCTATAATTAAAAACAGAGAAGATGGTGATGATTCACCTATTAATGTAATTATAGATTCAGTAGGTGGTGATGTCTATGAGATGTTTGGTATAATTGATTATATTGAAAGTCTAGAATGTAATAGTAATATTAAGGTTAACACTATATGTAGAGGGAAAGCTATGAGTGCTGCAGCTATGATTCTAGCTTGTGGTACTGGTAAAAGGTTAGCTAGTAAGCGATCAACTATAATGATACATGAAGGATCTTCTATGCAGGCAGGTAAATCATCTGACCTTAAAGCAGCACATAAATATAATGCTCATCTAGAAGATATGGCTAATTCTATTCTAGGAGAGAAAACAACTAAAGATAAAAAATTCTGGTCAGAACAAACTAAAACTGACCTTTACCTTTCATCTAAAGATGCTCAAAAGCTGGGCGTTATCGATGGAATAATACATTAAATATGAAATTAAACGAAAAACAAATTAAAGGAAACTGGGATGACTTAATAGGTCGTATTAATCACCAATTCAGCGGAGAACGTCAAGAGAAGCTTCTGGAGATGTATAATCATTTTGCAGACAGGATGATGTTTGCTCCAGCAAGCTCGAGAGAGCATTATCACAATTGTTTCGCAGGAGGGTATGTAGATCATGTCTTACGTGTTATGGATTGCGCATTTGATCTTTATAACTCTTGGATGATGCAAGGTGCGCATACTGATAACTACTCAGTTGAAGAGCTAATGTTTGCTGCACTTAATCACGACTTAGGTAAAGTAGGTGATTTAGAAAATGATACTTACGTACCCAATGAGTCTGAATGGCATAGAAAGAATCAAGGAGCTTTATATACGGTGAACCCTAAAACAGAATTTAGTTTAGTTCCAGATAGAAGCTTATTTCTATTACAACATTTTGGTATTAAGTACTCCTGGAATGAGTTTTTAGGAATACGTATTCACGATGGTATGTATGAAGAAGCAAACAAACCTTATTTAGTTAGTTTTAATCCCTATTCTAGATTACGTTCAAATTTACCTTTGATTTTACATCAGGCTGATATGATGGCTTCTAGAGTAGAGTGGGAGCGATGGAAGTATGGTGAGAATGGATTACAAGGTAATCGTACATTAACAGATGTACCAAAAGATAAAATGATGGAACATGTAGTAAAGAAGCCTGTAGCAGTTAAACCACCTTTAAAGAAGAAGGTGAAATCAGAGCTTAATACTGGTACTGATGCTAGTAAATTATTTGATGAGTTGTTCAAATGATAATAACTATTATATTACTATCACTAGCTCTTATTGGGTCCTTATTTGTAATTTATAACTTGTTACGTAAATACGAACAAGGTGAGGAATATATAGAGAATTTAGAGTCATGGGTTAATCGGTTTAGTAAAACGATAACTAATATGAACAAAGAAATAAAAAAGATAGACCATAAAGGATCTTTCGAGTCTGATGACGAGGTGGGTTATTTTTATAAAGAATTTAAACGTATAATAAATGAGCTCAACACACTTGGAGAAGAAGATGACACAACCACAACTACAACCACAGACAAGCGCTAGCCTATCACCAGTACAGGAGTTTTATGTATGGCATGGAGAGTTCGAGAAAGAACGTAAAGCAACTAAAGCAAAAAAACGACGTGGTTATTTTCACGAAGAGAATGAACGCGCTATAATTGCTTATAATATCGAGCCGGATTATAACCTGCGCAATAGGGTATATTCACAACATATTCATAAACCATTTATGAAGCTTACTGAAAATATTATACACACTTTTAAATTCTATTGCTTTGATGATCCTTATGTAGACGTTCAAGCTGAAGTAGTTGCATACCTTATTGAAAAAATAGATAAATTCGATCCAACTAAAGGATCTAAAGCATACTCGTATTTTAGTATAGTTGCAAAAAATTATTTGATTTATAATAATAATGAGAATTATAAAAAAATGAAGCAACGTACTACGGTAGATTCAATTGATATTAACCGTAATATTACAAATGAGATAGTGCGAGAGGATATTAAAGAAGCTCGAAAAGATTTTACTGATCTAATGGTAGAATACTGGGATAACAATCTTAATGTTTTATTTACACGTAAAAAGGATATACGAGTAGCAGCAGCTATAGCTGAGTTATTTAGACGTAGAGAGAATATAGAAATTTATAATAAAAAAGCTTTATATATTATGATACGTGAAATGGCTAATGTTAAAACTCAGTATATAACAAAGGTAGTGAATCAAATGAAACGCATATATCGTGAGATGTGGGAAGAATATCAGATTACTGGTCGTCTTGATAATACTTTTACTAGCTCTAGTAAACAAAATTCGAAATATTTCTAATTATTATATATGGATAAAGATAGTGACATATTTAAAGGTAAGAGTTTTGCTGATATAGCAAAAGATTTATACGGAGCTCCTAAGAAAAAGGAATCTCAGATAAACTTATTAATTTCAGAACTAAAGCCGTTTGTAAAAAATATTGGTGATGCAACTATTATAGTACCATTGATAAAGGATTATTTAGAAGTAAGTGTAAAAAACGATGATCAGCTAGCAAAATTGCTAGCAGTGATTCAACGACTTATAGGTAGTGGAGCTCCAGGTGAGAGTGATTTTGGTATATCCGAAGAAGAAAAAAAACAGTTACTTGAGGAATTAAATGCAATTGAGAAGGGTAACTCTAACATAGATGAAAAAATTAAGGGTGTAGATAATGGCCGCATACTCAAGGGTAAGAAATAATAAAGGTAAATCTTATCGTCCTTATGGACCTCAAGCTCCTATTACTCAGAATGATGTAGATTTTCAACAAAATCTTAAAGTTGAAGATATTCAAACTGAGCCTGCAGAGGTAATAGATATAGTACTTAACCCCTCCCATCCAAACTATGATGCATCTATTCCAGATCCAGAAGAGCAGATTGGTACAATTCAAGTTAGAAGATTATTTAGTGATGCTAATGTTGAGGATGTAGAAAATTTAAGTTGGGCAGTACCTTTAACCCGTAATTTTAAACAGTACCCTCTTATACATGAAATAGTTTTAATAACATCATATTGTGATAAATCTTCAGTTGACGTAGCAGATAGTACACAAATGTATTATCATGATATTCTTAATATGTGGGGCTCAATTCACCACAATTCATTACCATTTTTAAGTATACCTGATCCTAACCCAGATTCAGCTCAAGCAGATAAGATAGCTGAATATAAAGAAGTAGGATTTGGCAATCCTAATATAGCGGGTGATGAAGGTAGCGATATTGAATACGGTAGAACTTTTAAAGAGCAGCCGCGCATACGACCAATACAGCCATATGAAGGTGATATAACAGTTGAAGGTAGGTTTGGTCACTCTATACGATTTGGTTCAGCAGTTCAAGATCCAGATGTACCAAATTTATGGTCAGATCCATCTACTAATGATCCAGCTGAACCTTTAATTATAATCCGCAACGGACAGGATCAAGATCTTGAAGATGGTGGTGAGCATGTAATTGAAGACCCAGATACAGAGGCAGGTTCTATTTGGATGACTAAAGGACAGACTATCCCATTAACTTTTGGCTCTACTAAATATGATGCATTATCTTTTGAAGCAGGCGAAAATACAGTAGGAGAAGATCTTACAGCACCTACGACAGATGATTTAATTGATGAAGAGGGTGAGCGTCAAGGGCAGATATTATTAACTTCTAATAGGTTAGTATTTAATAGTCGTGAAGCAGGCACATACATTTTTGGTGGAGGTGGTATAGGCTTAACAACAGAAACTGATATGACAATTGATGCAGGAAGCGAGCTATTAGTTGATACCCCATCAATATATTTAAATGCAACTGAAAAGCTAGAAATAGAAGCACCACTTATATACTTAGGTAAGTCACAGCAATCTGAAGATGATGGAGGGGTAGGTGCAACTCAAGCAACTAAAGGTCACCCGTTAGTTTTAGGTGATGAAGATGATTTATGGAAAAGTACTCTGTGTGATATTATAGATGCAATGTTAACAACTCTACAATCAGAGATACATCCAACACCTGTTGGACCATCAGGCCCACCAATACAAGCACCTCAGTACGCAACACAACAGACAGATATAGCGACATTAAAAGCTTCGCTAGCTACTAGCTATAGTGATACAGTTTGGGTACAAAGAAATGGATAATAGGAGATAATATATGCCAGCATTATGGCCAGCATTTACAGCACAGATGAACTCATGGTTTTGTGGTAACGCAAAAGGAGACGGTGATGAAGATTATCAAGCAGCTGGTAGACCAACCGCTAAAAAGATAGCAGATGAATACGAATTAGCTATAAAGACAGCAGGGATAACAGTTCCAGGTAATTTAGTCTCAAGTGGATGGCTTAAGTCAACTATGCAATCGGGATTTGAAGCTTCATTTGCTCAACAATTTCAAGCAGCTGGAGCTCCACCTGAAGGTATAGATATTGGTGTACCAGTTTGGATAGCTGCAGCAACTGGCACAGTTAATGCCTGGGCAGCAGTTCAATATCAACCTGTCCCACCACACCCACCAACTGTAGCACCTGCACCTGGGGTAACACAATTAGATCCTGGATTAGGAGCAATACCTGCATTAGCATCATCTATACATGATGCATTTCACTCAAATAATTGTGCAGCAATTGCAGGAATATTAGTATCAGGATTCACACAACATTTAACCATGATATCTGGACTATATACTGGTCTTGTACCAACACCTGCAGGACCGGTACCTACTCCTATACCATGGATGGGAGTATCGTAGGGTTTTTTAACCGACAATTTAGTAATAGTTATATTTATATATGATAAAGTATATTTAGAGGAAAACATGTCAACAAACAAATTAGCACAAGTTATACGAAGAATTGTTCGTGAAGAGGTTCGTAAAGAAGTACGTACTCTATTAAACGAGCGTAAAGCACCAAAAGCACAAGTTACAAAGAAGGAATTCAAAAAAGGATTAAAGCATGCATTAGGGCTTCAAGATGGTATTGAGCGAGTAGCTCGTAAACCTAAACCTAAAGCTTTAAAGCAGTACACTAAAAATGCTACTTTAAATGCTATACTTAATGAAACTGCTGGAGAGATTTCAGCTGGTAATCAAGAATATCCAACTATGAACAATCAATCTTACACTGCAGAGTCAGCACAAGGATTTGATAGAGCTTCTTTAGCAGCTAAAATGGGTTACGGGGATATGCAGCCAACGGGTACCCCTTCAATACAAGAAATGTTACCTAGAACTAACGTTGCTGGTGGTGTAAGTCACACTACAGAAGTAGATCCAGGGGTAGCAAAAGCACTAACTAGAGATTATTCTGAGTTAGTAAAAAAGTTTAAAAGTAAATAATGGCAAACTTATTTGGTAGAGATGATATTGGTATAGGAATAGCGTTACCGTTTGGTTCAGGGAGATCTAATTTTAAATTAAATTATACTACTCTAGATCAAGCTAAAACTAATATTGTTAACCTTTTATTAACAGATAAAGGTGAGCGATTTATGCAACCCCAATTTGGTACTAATCTTAAGAGATTTATCTTTGAGCCTAATACACGAGATTTAACATCTATGGTTCGTACTGAAATAATGGATGCAGTTAAATTTTGGTTACCATATGTAAAGCTTGGAACAGTCAAAGTTGATCGATCTATAGAAAATATTGATCAATATAAAATAGTAATAGAATTAAACTTTAGTGTAATAGACGATATTACACAATTTAAAGCAGTAACATTTAAGTTTGGTTCTGATGGTAGTGTAACCGTAATGAATATGTAGGAAAGACATGGCATCTATAAATAAAAAAATAAGCAAAGACATTAAATATACTGGTAAGGATTTTCCTACTATCCGTAAAAATTTATTAAATTTTGCGAAAACGTATTACCCAACAACCTTTAATGACTTTAACGAAGCATCTCCTGGTATGATGTTTCTTGAAACAACTGCTTATGTAGGGGATGTTTTAAGTTTTTATCTAGATAAACAATTTAAAGAAACTTTATTACCATATGCAACTGAACGGAAAAATGTTATATCTTTAGCTCAAGCTCTTGGTTATAAACCAAAACAAGCTATTGCTGCTAACGTAGATGTAGATATATTTCAAACAGTTCCTGCAAAAGGAGCTGGTATAAACAATAGACCTGATTACAGTTATGCTCTCTCGATAAAAGGTGGTATGAAAGTTCGCGCAGCTAACGGCACAGTTTATAGACGTAACCTACCTGTAGATTTTACAGTATCAGGATCAACTAACCCTACTGAAATATCTATATTTTCTACAGATGATTCTACAGGTGATCCTACATTCTATCTTTTAAGAAAGCAGGCAGGATTTCAATCAGGTACCCCTGTAATAGAAACATTTCAAGTTGGTTCAGTTCAACCATTTTTACAACTTGCATTAGCTAGAGCTAATATTATAGAAATTATTAAAGTTACAGACTCATCAGGTAGAGAGTGGACTGAAGTACCTTTTATAGCGCAAGATACAGTGTTTAAGCAAGTACAAAACGATCAATATATTGATCCAAATTTAACAGTTTATAATCAAGAAACTCCATACTTACTTAAGTTAAAAAAGACATCAAAACGATTTACTTCAAGGGTACGAGAAGATGGTAAATATGTACTAGAATTTGGTCCAGGTACATCGACTCAACCTGATGAAGAAGTTATACCTAATCCTAAAAACGCAGGTTCAGCTCTACCAACAGTAACACCTACAAGTAACCAATTTATAGACCCCTCCAACTTTATGTATACTAAAGCATACGGTGAAGCACCATATAGTACAGTTATAACAGTTGAATATACCATTGGTAATGGTATTAAGGATAATGTTGCAAGTGGTGAAATAACTGATATAGATAGTATTAATTTTACTAATGAAGGAGCAGGTTTAGATAGATTACTTTTTAACAATACTAAAAAATCAGTAGCTGCTACCAATCCAGTACCAGCTCAAGGAGGTAGAGGAGCAGAAACTGCAGATGAAGTACGTGATAACGCATTAGCATTTTTTAATGCTCAAGGTCGTGTAGTAAGTAAAGATGATTATATGATACGTACTATGACTATGCCAAGCAGTTACGGTTCGGTAGCAAAAGCATATGCAACTCAAGATGAAAAATTAAATGTAAGTGATACTAATAATAGATTAAGGAATCCTTTTGCAGTAAGTCTATACACCCTTTCGTATGATGCAAATAAATCGCTGGTAAAAACTAACCCAGCAACTAAAGAAAATATTAAAAACTACTTAAGCCCGTATAGACTGCTAACTGATTCAGTTACTATTAAAAATGCTTACATTATAAATGTTGGAGTAGATTTTGAAATACTAACTCTACCAGGATTTAATAGTAATGATGTATTATTGAAATCTATAAAACGAGTTCAACAATTTTTTAATATTGATGACTGGCAAATAAATCAACCGATAATATTATCAGATCTATATACTGAGCTCTCTACTATAATGGGACTACAAAGTATTGTAAAAATTGAAGTTTTTAATCTTCAGGACGTACAATCAGGTTACTCTGGTAATATTTACGACATTAATCAAGCGACACGAAATCAAGTAATTTACCCATCACTTGATCCTAGTATATTTGAAATTAAATATCCAAATTCAGATATCAAAGGTCGTGTAGTATCAATCTAGGAGCTATAAAATGATAAAATCCATATACGCAGATTCAGATAATACTATCTATGAAAAAACTGGTAGTTTAAATGCTGGTATAGATCCTGTACTAGAATTAAATAAAGTTTCTTCTTCTGCAGGAATACACTCCTCGAGGATCTTAATAAAATTTCCACTAGATGAGATAAGTTCATCAGTAGCATCAGGTAAAATTAATCAACCACGTTTTTACTTAAACCTATACCAAGCAGGTACTTTTGAAGTACCTAGGAGTTATACGTTAATATCATACCCTGTATCTCAATCTTGGGATGAAGGTTCAGGTAGAAAGTTAGAACCAACTGCATTAAACTTATTTGAACGTCAAGCATCTTCTTGGATATATAGAGATAAGCAAGCAACTAGTATAGAGTACATAACATCGAGAGATACGCAATGGACTTCACGCTCACTTGCAGTTGGATCTGCTATGGTTTACAACAGCGTTACAGGTGGTGGTACTTGGTATAACGACTATTATGGTACACAATCTTTTGAGCACGAATCAGCTGATTTGAGAATGGATGTTACTCCAGCTATACAGTATTTACTAACTGGTAGTAGATCTAATGACGGTCTAATAATACTACGATCTGGTTCGCAAGAGACTGATTCTACTAATTATGGTGGAGTTCAATTCTTCTCAAGACAAACTAATACAGTATATCAACCCAGATTAGAGGTAGTATATGATGATTCAAGCTTTGACTCAACTGGTCTATCTGAACTAACTTCAGATCAAAGTGTAGTTTATGTAAAAAATCTTAAACATGAATATAATGAAAAGGAACAGCCTAAAATTAGAGTAGTAGGACGTGATAGGTACCCTACTAAAACTTTCTCTACTCAATCTAATTATAAAAATATTAAATTTCTACCAACATCCTCTTATTATGGAGTTAAAGACGCAATTACAGAAGAGTTTGTTATACCTTACAGTAATCAGGGAACTAAATTAAGTTGTGACTCATCTGGTAATTTCATGAAATTAGAAATGAACTCCTTAATGCCTGAACGTTATTATAAACTTTGTTTTCAAGTTACTCAATCAGATAGTTCAGTTGTTATATACGATGAAAATTTTTACTTCAAGGTTAGTAGGTAATGGCAGTTAATAAAAAAACTAATATCACTCGTGCTCAAAAAATACGAGATGCAGGTAAGACCCCTCTACAAAAAGCTCAGGCAAATGTAGGGAGATCAGATAGGCCTATTGAAAAGCCTATACCAATACCTATACCCAGACCTCTACCAGAATCACCTATACGTACATCTGGTGGTGAATCTGCATATATTCCACCTATAGTAGGAGGTAAACCTAATCCGGAATATGTAAGAAATATACCACCTCCACCTCCACCTCCTAGACCGGAAGGTCCCATAACTGAGTCAGCAATACGCACTGAAATTGATAAAATTATTGAGGATTCTAACGAGGTAATAAAGGAAATAATAACTAAAGTAGACCCAGCTAGACCACCTGTTGATACGGTTCAGGATGTTGTTAAACCTCCACCAGCAATTACTCCTACTGAGATTGCATTAGAAAATCAAAAAGATTGTGATAATAAAGTAGAATTTCCTAATATTGTTATTAACAATGAAGTTGTAGTTGATCTCGGTCAAGACCAAACACAGGACTTTACATTTGATCCAACCGTACCTGACCCAATTAAAGTTGACGAAATACGAAGAGGTTGTACGGATCCAGATGCGGAAAACTATGACCCAGCGGCATTAATCGATGATGGTAGCTGTGTTTTTGCAGACCCAGAAACTGGAGACCCTATACTAGGTGAACCAGAAGAACCGTTACCTAATATAGCTGCAATTACTGATTTTGTAGACAGTCATGGTAAACCAGTGTTTACAGTTCGTATCGAGGACGTAATAGATGAAGAAGAAATAGTATTAGATAGTGGTGTTAAACTTGAAGCTACAGTCGAGTTAGTAGGAGACATGGCTAGACCAAACCTTTCCGATAGTGATCTTATTTTATCAGAAGAAGATATAGAAGTTACTAAAAAGAAAACTGCAAGAGCTGAACTAGGCGAATTAGCAGGAGATAGTAAATTAGCATCTGATGAGGATATTGTTATTATTGGTGACCGGGAATCTATCAAACAAAAATTAGTACGAAACGATAATGGTTTAATATTATTAAAACCAAACGACTCTCCTAAACTTACAATAAGTTTACGAAGTCAATCATTTACTCTATCTCAATATAGACGAACAATTGATACTGACTTTAAACAATTAATAGGGAAGTTATAATGCCGTTTGATTACTATAAAAATATTGAACAAATAGACTTGACTCAAGGACAAACTAGAGCTCAGGTATATAAACGTGAAGATTTAACCTCCATGGATACAATCTATGGATATATGCAAAATCCTATTTACGGGCAAAGTGATTTTGACCGAGTTGAACTACACGTATATGATATAAATAAAAACCTTCTATTCTCAGACCATAAAGTTACTGACTGGTCAATAGGTACTGATCTTGAAGGTATGCCTGAGATAAATTTAGATGTAAATAACGATATAACTAAACTAGGATTTGATTCCGGTGTATATGATATAGTATATAATTTTCATAGAGATGCAGTTGGAGCTCCAGTTGGTCCTAAATTTAGAATACACTCTATTAGTAAAGATCGAACTGAAGTTAGAGTAATACCATCAGTTGCAGAAGATGATGATGTAAATGCAGGTGCATTACTAGAAACATTCTTTAGTAGATTGCAACGATTAAAGGTAACATCCGCAGTTACAGGTCCATACACGCATGCAGCGATACCAAATAATCCTTTATGGACATCTCTACAATTAAATTTAGCTTTCAACAGAATATTAGCAGTATCAGCCTGGCTTATAGATGATATATTTCCAGCTGATGATGATACACCAAATACTATTCTTCTTAAGTTATATGAACCTATACCATCAAATGTTGCGATAAAGGATAAAGCTTGGTTGGTAGCAGAAGCAGCTCAACCTGCAATTAACAGAGTAATGTTAGATGCACCTATTATAATAGAAGGTAATAGTATACAGGGCCCTAACTTTGACTTATGCCTAGACGAGACAGCTAGATTACAAACTGATTTTAAGAGCTACAATCAAGTACTAGGTACTGACCCTGATACTCAATCAACTATATTAAATAGTTATAGCTCAAGTGCAGATGGTATACAACTTAATATTGATTACTCAGTCCTTACTAATTTTGTACATTTTAGCTCTGCTGAACAGCGTATTAATAACTTTATTTATAAACTACAAGTTATAGGTCAATATGATAGATCCGCTCAAGAGATAGAGTATAGTGATTTCGCAACATCAGATGTTTATATTTACGAATATACTGGCTCACGTGGAACACCTTATAATAAAAAATATCAAAAAAAGTGGGTTGATAAGAAGGTAAAATTAATAAATGAGTTTGATGATTTCGAAAAATGGTTATATTTTGAGAGCGGTTCGGATTCAAAATACATAACACTATCAGGATCCAAAGGAGGTGGAGAGCGTGACTGGACTAGATCAGTAATAACTCCCTTCCCTAAATTATCTGGTTCGTATAAGAATGCTAGATGGAAGGAAGATTACCTAGAATGGGATTCAGATGAGTTATTTGACTGGGCAGTTCATAGTATATTTTTACCAGGAGCTTCTTACGAACTATTAGATGTAAGAAATACTAAAGCACTTAACTGGAGAAAATCAGCAATAGCTTCAGCAAGTGCATTTGACAGTCAAAATAATAACTTATTAAGAAAAACAGTTCCACAATATTTAAGTGATCGTGGTAAACACGACAATGAAACATATTTAAGATTCTTAGATTTAGTTGCTCAATCTCATGATGTATCATGGACTTATACTAAATACTTTACTGAGATTAATAACCGTTTACATAATACTAATTTCGAAAACAAGCAAGGTATATCTGATGATTTAGTTTACCATGTTGGAAAATCTTATGGTATAGATTTAATCACAGGAGATCCAAATCAAGAACTTTGGGAGTATAAATTAGGTAAAACTGAAAATGGGTTCTCTATACAAAGCTCTCCTACTGCATCGATACGAACTATGACTGCTCAACAGAGAACAGCTGAAACATGGAAACGTATAGTAAATAATTTACCTTTATTATTAAAAAGCAAAGGCACAATAACAGGTGTACGTAGTTTAATAAACTGCTACGGTATACCAGAAGATATTTTACCTATACATGAATATGGTTCGAGTAAAAAAAGTGAACAAACTACTTTATATAAAGAACCTAATTTTAAATATTGCTTAAACTTTAACCAACAACAAGCAGTAGATACTTTTTGGGGACCTCACCATAAAACTGCTGGATGGGTAACGTCTAGTAATGTTACTCCTAATGCAGTAGAAGTTAGAGTTTGGCCCGAACCAACTGTTGGTACACATACTCAGTCAATCTGGCAGGTAAACAATGAATTAGGTATTACATTACATAGAAGTCATTCTAATGCTATACATGAAGGTCGATTAGAAGGGTTCACCAACTTTGGACATTTCAGCATGATATTATCTAGCTCTGAAGGGTATGTATCTGCTTCAACAGGTAAAGCTAGGATATTTGAATCTACTAATAATAAACAAATTGGACATGGATGGTGGACTGTATTATTAAATCGTCATGCAAATAAAAATTCTCACCCTCTAGGTTCATACCATACAGGCAGTAATTTTAAATACGAGCTTACAGCGTTACGAGGAGATTATGAAGTAATAGATCAATCAGTATCTTGTAGTCTAACTGTAACCGGGAGTGATGCTTATTATTCAAGCTCTATAAATAAATCATGGTCAGGTAGTTTAGAACCAGGTAAACGAGCATATTTAGGCGGCTTTGTAACTTCAAGCATAACTTCAGCGTATGTACACCATCAACAGCATGGTGCGTTTGGTATACCATTTAGTGGCTCTATGCAAGAATTGAGGTATTATGCTACCCCACTATCACAATCAGCTCTAATTGATCATACATTAGCAACTGAAGTTTATTCTTCAAATGGACCAACAGACTCATATAATAATTTATTATTAAGATTAAGATTAAGTGATAAAGGAAATCATTACTCAGGTAGCGCAGCTAAAGAAACATCTTCAAAAACTATAATGAGTGTTCAACCAGATCAACGTACTAAATATACATATTGGGATAGCTCTCAAGAATATTCTGTATCAGGTTCAACTATAAATTACCCTGATTCATTACCTTATGATTTTACAGAAGAATATTACCTCATTAATACACCTGAATTAGGTCCAAATAGTTATACTAGTAATAAAGTTAGAACTGAAGAAAATAAACTTCTTAGACATCTATCTGCAGAAGGTCGTGCTGAAAAGCCAAGTAGTGATAAGTATGCATTAGATAGTAACAATCTTGGTATATACTTCTCACCTACTGATCAAATTAATAAAGATATATTTGACCATATCGGGAGAGCACCGCTAGACAATTTTATAGGTGACCCAAAACAAGCATATGAATCAGAATATATTGATTTATTTAATTTTAATAATACATATTGGAAAAAGTATAATAGAACTATTAATCAGATGACGTATCTTAATGAATTAAAGTTATATGATATGTCGCTATTTACTATGCTTAAACGTCTTATACCTGCTAGAGCTAACGCAGACTTAGGTGTAGTTATAGAACCACACTTTATAGAGCGTTCTAAGATATCACCACCTGGTCGTATATCTATATCAGGAGATGGTAGTCCAGCTCCTATAGCTCGAACAACTGCACAGGTTGCACAAGTACAGCAACTAACTTCACCGCTTGTTAATAAGCCACGCGTTACTCAGTTAGGGTATCAACTACCTCCTCAAGTTTTAGTAGCTAAAATAGGTAAACCTCAAAAGAAGCCGTTCAAGATTAATATTAAACAAGTATCTCCACTCAACTCAGTAATGAAGTCATTTAGTGCAGTTACGCAGCAAAGTACACAATTAGCTAAACAAGAGTTTACTCAAAATACAACTACAATTGATGGAGTTATAGGATCAAGTAATTCGCCGATTATAACTCTATCTAATAAGAGTGCAAAAAGCCTTGGAAAAAATTCACTAGAATATCAAGCAGCTAAAGAGCGTGAAAATCAAAGAACTACTAGTACAGTACCTTCACATATTCTCTTTAGTCACTCGTCATATGTATCACCCACTAATGGATCTTCTGCAGAACCTATAAATGGTAGCTTAAGGGTAACCAATCAAGTTTCAGGCTCTCAGTATAGCTTTACAAGTTTACGAAAGAGTTCAAGCTTATCATCTACTGGATACAATACAGCCACAGGAACATATATTAAAGTTAAAACTCCTGGGTACATTTCTTCTGCAAGCTTCCTACATATATGTGACTACCGTAAATCTGAATTTAGAAAAACTACTAAATATTTTTATAAAGGCAATGGTTCAGTTTTAGACACAATGAAGAGTGCTTCACTAGGTAAAGCATTTGAAGACGGAAGATCGTTTAACAAATATGCATACAGTCATTCATTAGTTTATGCCGGAGTGTCTGATTATAATTTAGGTGGCACAACAGGTACAGATAGAACAAGACATGCTGGAACTCAAATAACAGCTCCAGATTTTAATATTGATAGTACTGAGACTCCAGATAGAGGTCCAGTAGTTTCATTTACTATAGGGGATCCAAATCAAATTATAACTTCTGATCCTTCTTTTAGAGGAAACTTAACTATTGAATAAAAAAACAACAGTTTTTAATGTTTAATCATATTTATTAAAGACAAAGAATATAAAGGGAAACAATTATGGGATATTTAGACAATACATCAATTACGGTGGACGCAATTCTTACAAAGAAAGGACGTGAAATTTTAGCTAAAGGAGCTGATGAATTTAAAATCACTCAATTTGCACTAGCTGATGACGAAATTGATTATTCATTATGGAACCCAGCACACTCTCTTGGCAGCAACTATTACGGTATTGCAATAGATAATATGCCATTAATAGAAGCTATTCCAGATGAAACACAAACAATGAAGTATAAGTTAGTAACTTTAAGAAAAAGTACTACACGTATACCAGTTATAACAGTACCTAACTCTACAATTACTTTAGTAGCAGGTGGAGATGCAGTAGATGTATCACCAAATACTTCTAACTTTGAAGGTGGTAATTCAACTCTAGGTTATACAGCTATTTTATCAAATAGTGATGTAGCGTTTCTAGAAGTTGGTACTGCAGTTAAAAGTGTATTAATGCAAGGAGCAACGGTTCCTACTTTTGTAGGAGATGATGAGTCAGCTCAATCAGTTTCTGCAGTTGGATTTAGCTTTAGAGTAGTAGCGAAGAATCAACCAATACAATCAAAAACAGCTACCTTAACAATTATAGGTAACGAGACTGGTGGTAGAGCAACTGTAACAGTAACTGTTAATAAACAACAAGTCGCAACATCAGGTGGTGATCTTTAAAAATAGGGAATAAAAATGGCTAAAAAAACTAAAGCTCAAATAGAAAAAGAACTTGCAGAAGTAGAAGCGATTAAAAATCAGCTTCAGGAAGAAAAGCGACAAGCTGACGGATTACCTTCTACTCAAGATTCAGCTCAAGGAGCTATCATAAGAGAAGCACAAAAACTAGCTACTCAGATAGTTCGTGAAAGAGATGCATTAGAGCAAAAAACTACTACAGGTAAAATATACTCAAGATTTGATGTTGGTAACGATGTCATATCAAATAGAAAGGAAAAGGTAACAGCAGGAATTTGGTCCAACGGTACAGGTGAAATAGGAACCTTCCATACTGCTTCAGCTCAAACCTCTTCTAATGCAGGTAGATATTACTGGGATGTTTACAATAGCTCTTCAGTAGCAGTAGGGTCTTCAGTACAGTTTGCAATTGCATATGGTCATAAGCAAGGTAGTGGTAGTGTAATTACTAACGAAGATTATCCAACTAAAGCAATATACACTCAATATAAAAATTTACTTCTTGCTCCAGGTGATAATAAATTTACTTTTGATAATAAAGTAGATGAAGAACACATACTAGCTATAAACTTTCAACGAGCTAGACTTAAAGAAAAACTTGATCCAGGTAACTGGGAGTTAGTTTTAAGTGGTAGTGCAAATGGAGGATCAACTTCATTAGGTCATAATATAACTAAGTTAATTGATAACAGTGGTGGTAAAGACGCAACTATACAAGACGGTCAACGTGTTTATAGTGTAGTCAGTGGAACAATCGCTGGAGGTGAAGTAACTACAGATGATGATGGTGTGACTGGAGGTTATGGATTAGTTTACCCTGATCTAGGTATAATCGTTTTAAATCCAGGTAGACTTAAGGAGCGTGGTATAGTACCAACAGGAACTGTTACTGCTTCTAATACTAATAACCAGTATAACTCTATGCTATTTAATGCTATCTCAGGTGCAGCTAGCTACAATTCAAGTTACGGTTTCGCAGCTAGAAATGAAGAGGAAGTTACATCAACTTTTTATTATGTGCGTGTTAAGAATGCAGATTACAATTTTAGTAATAACCCTACATTCTCAACTGGATCTCTTGGTGCATTACGTCACCCAACTATGATTAAAGATCCTAAAACATATATTACAACAGTTGGACTATATAATGATAGACAGGAATTATTGGCAACTGCTAAATTAAGTAAACCATTAATTAAATCTTTTGACCGTGAATCACTTATTAAGGTTAAACTTGATTTTTAATATTTACTTGACTAGAATAATAGCCTAAATATATAAACCCTTTATATTTATTATAGAGGGTTTATTATTATATAATAGAATTATATGTCAGTATTTAAAAAAATAGATAGCAACGATATTACAATTACACCGTTTGATGTAAACAAGGATTATGTTCTTGATGCAACAACTTACAGTAGTTCATATGGCGTACAAATATTAGGTGCTAATTATCACTCTTATAGTTTTGGTGACCCTATACGTGGTAAGAAACTAGAAGACGAATCTCTAAATACAAACGGTACATATAAAAGTATTATTTATGATAGTGTAAATCATTTATATTATAAAAATCCTGATAACCCAAACAAAAACTTTGGTGGTAACTTACCAGAAAAAGAAACTCGGTTTTTAGGAGAGAAAGCTCATATCATCTCTGTACCATCCACAATATACGACCTCAGAATACTATCTGGTTCTATTTCTTTTAAAGATCATTTTATAGAAACTCTACCATTAGATCGTGAAAAATTTATTACTGCTTCATCTACAATATACAATACACCACCGTTGATTGCTAATCATTGGGAATTTGAAAGCTCTCAAAGTGGTCTAGTGGATTTATATGGTACTACCCGACTGCAACAAGCAACGAGCTCTATACCTTCGGAAGGTGCAGGGTTTACTATACAAACTGGCTCACAAGCGTTAGTAGGTACTGGTAGTATTATGTTTAAAGTACATGCTTATGATACTATAAATGGTAGACCTGGCAGTAACCTTACTCACTCCTATAATGCTGGTAATGGGCTGCAATTAAAACCAGCTACCGATTTTACAGGATCAAATGTAACTAACTGGTGGACTTATGAAGGAGGTCAAGCATTAGGTAATAACGCTTCACATGGTATGCCAGTATATAATATTACTATGTGGGTAAAACCTCCAGATTGGAATGAAATGCCTAATAAAGTAACTGGAGCTCCTGGTCAAAGTACAATTATTACTCGAGATAAGAATTCATATTTTGAATTAAATATGTTAACAAGTTCTTTTAACGATTATACTAATAATCCAAAAGGGTTGTTACCCCTTCAAATGTTCTGGGGAGCAACTGGGTCAAACAGTACAGATAGTACTATACAAGGTGCAATAGATAAAGGTTTTGGTTTAGCTACCGGTTCATGGAACTTAGTTAGTGTACAGCAAGAATTTTGGCCAGGTGATGCTTATCTAGGTACATCTGGATCGCAATATCAAGAACTACCACCATGGGGTCACTCCCCAGCTAGAACTACTTTACGTATATTTAGACCTGATCCAAATAACAAGCGAGGTTATACAGTAATAAAAAGAGTAGGTTATGCTACCCAATCAATAGAGCCCGGTACATCTAATCTACCTTCACATTCTTGGTCAAACGAAATATATCGAGCAGTAACATCATCTATACAGTATGACAGAAGTTTATATGTAGGTGCATCTGGTTCCTATTCTATGGGAGCCGCACTATCCACTAATCCAGGAGTTGATACTAAAATGAACGCATTTACAGGTTCTATGGATGATATTAGATTTTACGAATCTTCTTTAACGGATACACAATTAACTACTTTATACCATCACCCATATTTACGTTTAGATCAGATAGCACCAATGACAGCTTCGTTTGATTTATTAGATGACGGGTATGGTAATTTTATTGATAAAGGTATAGATTCTAATAATTTTGTTAGTAAAAGTAATTTAGTAGGGTATTATGGATTCAATGAATTATTTACAATTTTAAATCAGACAAGTGGATCTACTGATATACTATTACATAAAGGTTTAGGTCCAACCAAAGTTAAAGATTTATCAACTTACAAAAATCATGGTATATCTGATAAAGTAAAATTTACACCAGGTATAGCAGTATTTGCACAAAGCGGTTCAATACGCTCAGCTGATTCTATTAATTACTATCAATCATCAGTTAAATCAGGAATACGTGCTCAATTTAATAATAGCGGTAGTATAAAAATACCACACCACACTAAATTAAATTTAGGACACCCTAGAGGGTTTGCAATAAGTTTTTGGGTAAAAATACCTGAGAATCAAATTCCAGGAATAAATACAATTCTTAGAACTGAAAGGTATGAGACTACAGGAGCAGGTGGTAACGCTGGTGGTACACGAATACCATGCTTTAATATGATATCAGGCTCAACCGCAGGTAGAGACTATGTAACTTTACTTACTAAGACTGGTTTAAGTAATGAATCAAAATTAAATAATGCTACTGGGCAATATTTTGAAGAGTTTTCACATAAAGGTGTAAACGATGTATACCCGTATAATATTGAATTAAAAAATACACACTTTCAACAAGATGGTGAAGATATAGAATACTGTGAAAGTAATAAAATTAACACTTTAGTTGTAAGACGTTCAGATGGTAAAAAGCTAACAGTTTTAGAATCTTCATTACCATTAGCACCGCTAGTAGATAATCATATAGTATTAGAAAAAGCAGGTGATGTACTTAATCTCTGGATTAATGGTAAATTAGATAAAACTGTAGTTGACTCATTAGGGTGCACTGATAATAAATCAGATATATTCTTAGGAGATGACGGTTCAGGTTGGGTAACTGGATCTAATATAACTCATACTTTTCCTTACCCGGTAAAACCGTTTAGTGGTTCTTTAGACGAAATACGATTTTATAATACTTCTCTTACTGAGGGTCAAGTGTTATCATTATACGATAATAGCTGGAAAGAATCAACCGCTTATCAGGAAGATATAGTAGGTAATACTTTTTATGAACAAGGATTATTATCATTAACTAATACAAATTATCCAAGATACTTCTCCGGGTCTTTACATGAAGGTACTGCTACTGTTGGTAATTCATCAGCAGCTGTATTTAGTGAAAACTTTAAATTATCGCTAAAAAATACAAGACGTATATACGAACATAAAATTAAATGTCATACTAAAGCTTCTGATTTTAATCTGTCGCTAAACCCAACTCTACTAAAGCCTATAATAGATGAATGTGGTAACGTTACAAATTCAGAAGAGTTAAGGGATTTTGCTACAAAAGCTGATTTTAATCCTTACCTAACTACAGTTGGTTTATACGATGAGTTTGGTAGAATGCTAGCAGTTGCTAAATTAGCTAAACCAATTCAAAAACTACAAAACGTTGATATGACGTTTGTAGTGCGGTTTGATAGGTAAATAACCTATTTATTATAGTAAACGTTATGGCAAGAAAAATATCAAAAGCAAGATCAAATGCTATCAAGCATGGTTATAGAAGTGGATTTGAACACACCGTCTCTAAAGAGCTGACTGAAGCTAAAGTTAAATTCGAATACGAAACAACTGTAATTCCATATATAAAACCAGAAACCAATCATACATATACAATAGATTTTACTTTACCAAATGGTATATTAGTTGAAACTAAAGGTCGTTGGGTTTTAGAGGATCGAAAAAAACATTTACTCATAAAAATACAACACCCTAAATTAGATATCAGGCTAGTTTTTCAAAACTCCAAGGGTAAAATACGTAAAGGTAGTAAAACTACATATGCAGATTTTTGTAATAAAAATTATATAATTTGGGCAGATAAGTCAATTCCTAAAGCTTGGTATAACGAAAAAATATTAAAATAACGTTTGTTTTTAATAATAATTTTCGTATATTATTATATGCTTAAAAAACTCCAAACACTAATAGAGTCTTTGCTTAATAGAGGTAGAGCTTTGCAAAATGATGAAGTAGCATTTCATTGTGCATTCTGTCATCATTCAAAAAAGAAACTTCAAGTAAATTTACGAACACAAATGTGGCAATGCTGGGTATGTGGTATTAAGGGTAGAAGTTTATATCATTTATTTAAGAAGCTCAAAGCATCAAAGATGCATTTCGAAAAGCTCCAACAATTTACAGGCTACGTGGCACCTTCATCAGTAAAGAAGTCATATGATGATCTATCTTTACCTGAAGAGTTTAGGTCCTTTCTTCAAGTAGATAGCAGCAATCCAGAGTTTTGGAACGCATTAAGTTATTTAAAAAAGCGCGGTATTTCACGTGAAGATATTTTAAGATATAATATCGGTTACTGTGAAACTGGTCCATATAGTAAGATGGTAATAATCCCAAGTTATGATAAAGACGGTATACTAAATTTCTTTACAGGTAGGTCATATTATAATGATGCTACATTTAAGCATAAAAATCCTAAAGTATCAAAAGATATTATTGGTTTTGAATTATACATTAATTGGAATCAACCGATTACTGTAGTTAAGGTGTATTTGATGCATTAGCTGTAAAACGTAACGCTATACCTTTATTTGGTAAAATAGTGTTAGAAAAACTTAAAAAAGCAGTAGTAGAGAATAATGTTAAAAATATTAATATAGCTTTAGATAGAGATGCTCGTTCTAAAGCATTGCAGAGTTGTGAATATTTTATAAACAATGGTGTATCAGTTACACTAATTAATTTAGATGAAGATGATCCTAGTGATTTAGGGTTTTCTAAAGTTAATACATTAATACAGGGTAGTGAAGATTTAACATCATATAAATTAATGGAAATGAAAATTAAAGAGAAGATGGTTTGAATAAGGTAGATATTGGATTTAAAAATATTAAGTGTATTGCTCATATAGCAGATGTGCATATACGAAATTTAAGACGTCATAAAGAATATAAACAGGTATTTAGAAAGCTCTACAAAGATCTTAAAGATAACCTACCAGAAAATTCTCTAATCTATCTAGCCGGTGATATTGCTCACGCTAAAACTGAAATGAGTCCTGAACTGATAGAGATGACCTCAGAGCTATTTACTAAATTAAGTAAGATAGCACCGACTATACTTATCGCTGGTAATCATGATTGTAATCTTAATAATAAAAATAGATTGGATGCACTATCACCTATAGTTGATTCTTTACGGTTAGATAATTTCCATTACCTAAAGGATAATGGTTTATATGAAATAGCTGATTGTGTATTTAATGTTATGTCAGTTTTTAATGATCCTGAAGAATATATACTATCTAAAAATATAAACACAAATAAAACTAAAATAGCATTATATCATGGTTCAGTAGAGAGTGCGACTACAGATGTAGGGTTTAAATTACCTGGTGAAGTAACCACAGATATATTTACCGGATACGACATGGTGCTGTTAGGTGATATACATAAGCAACAATACCTTAACAAAAGTAAAACTATTGCATACGCAGGTTCTCTAGTATGTCAGAACTGGGGTGAGCATCCCACCAATCATGGATATATTAAATGGGATGCTCCTAAACGTAAACCAGAGTATAGGATTATTGAAAACGATTATGCATATGTAACTTTAGAGATAGAAAACGGTAAAATTAAAAATGATATACCAATGCCTAAATATCCAAGGTTACGTATTAAAGTTTGTAAAACTGAAGAATCTCAATTAAAAAAGATCTTAACTGAAATTCGTAAGACATCAAAGTTAAAAGATGTAGCGATTATTAGAACGGATAGACTATCAGATCAGCGCAGTGGTGATAGAAATGCAAATGATGCAGGAATTGGTGACGTGAGAGATCCAAATTATCAAAATAAACTAATAGTTGATTACCTCGAACGTAATTTTGTTTTAGAGGATGATGTTGTTAAAACTATAAAAAAGATAAATAAAGATCTAAACGGCAGTATAGCTCAGGTAGATGTATTTAGAAATCTAACCTGGAAACCTATGAACTTCGAGTTTAGTAATATGTTTAGTTACGGTGGTGGTAATTCAGTAGATTTTTCAAATATGAAAGGAGCTTATGGGTTATTTGCTCCAAATGCTTCAGGTAAGAGTGCTTTATTAGATGCAATTACATATTGCCTGTTTGATAAATGCAGTAGATCATCTCAAGCTAGAGATGTTATGAATAGTGAAAAAACTACTTTCCATTGCAAATTACACTTTAAGATAGATGGTCAAGACTTTTTTATTGAACGTAATGGTAGTAAGGGCCTTAAGGGATGGAAAGAAGGTAAATACTCAGTTAAGGTAAACTTCTGGACACTAGATGAACAGGGTAACGAAGTTTCATTAAATGGAGAAGCAAGATACGATACTAATAAAATTATCAGCTCATATGTCGGGCACTTCGAAGATTTTATTTTAACTGCTCTATCAGTGCAAAATAATAATACTGGGTTTATTGATATGTCTCAATTTGAGAGAAAGGATCTACTTGCTCAATTTTTAGATATTAAAGTATTTGATGAATTATATAGAGCAGCTTTAGATGAAATAAAAGATGTATCTGCGTTACTAAAAGATTTTAAAAAGAATGATTTTACACAATTACTAGCAGATTAGAAACAGAATTAGAAACTAAACGTGAGCGTAAACATGAGGTAAAGAAATCATCACTATCATTAGAGGGTAAGATAGCTACATTAAATAAACGCATTACAACTCTGCAATCTAAAATTATAAAAATAGAGTCAGTTAATGAAGATCTAGATTCTATGAAGATACAGCATACAGATTACATTACTCAAGTAGATGAAATAACTACTAGGCTACATTCTGACGAAGCTGTTGCGATAGAGAATAAAGAAAAAATACGTAAAGCAAATACTATTCTTAGTGAATATGATGCTGAGGCGGTAACTGATAATTTTAATACCCTTACTGAAAAGCGTATTTTAGTAAAGGAGTTAATGGCAGAACGTGACCGAATTAAAGTTGATGTAAAATATAAATTAGAAAAGCTTGAAGCTAATGATAATACATTTGACCCTAACTGTAATTTTTGTAAGGAGCGTGAGAGTGCATCTATAAAGATACAAGAAGATACTAGATCAAGTTTAGAGCAAGATAAAATAAAAGCTAGTGAAGTTATACAGAAAATTAAAGACTGTGAATTAGTATTACTAACGCATGCAGATTCAGAAGTTGAATACAATAAAATTATTAAAATAAATAATTTACTATCTAATATAGAGCGTGAGCGAAATGTTGGTAGGATAGCTTACTATAGAGCTAAAGAAAAACGCGATAAAATACAACAACTGCAGTCTCAAGTAGAACTTGAGATGAAACAATATCATGAAAATAAAAAAGCTATTATTCATAATAATAAAACTAACGAACAGATTAGTGAATTAAGTGTTAAGAATGATGAGCTTGTTGATAATAAAGTTGGAATAGATGATGAGTTTATGACTCTTCACGGAGCAATTCAAGTAGCTTTATCTACTAGAGATAATATAACTCAGTCCATTAAAAAAGCTGAAGCATTAGAGCAGAAGTTTAAAGCTTACGAATATTATATAGATGCTATCCAGAGAGATGGTGTACCCTACGAGCTTATCACTAAAGTGGTACCTATTATTGAAGAAGAGGTTAACGATATATTAGCTCAAATAGTTGACTTTAAAATAATGTTTCAATTAGATGGTAAAAATATTAACACGTTTATTGTATACAGTGAAGAGAAGACATGGCCGTTGGAACTAACATCTGGTATGGAAAAATTTATTTCTTCTTTAGCAATTAGGACTGCCTTAGTTAATATATCTAATCTGCCAAGACCTAACTTTTTAGCAATAGATGAAGGGTTAGGTAATCTTGATTCTGAAAATCTTAACTCATTATTCATGCTATTTACGTTCTTAAAGTCACAGTTCGACTTACTTATGATAGTAAGCCATCTTGATTCAGTAAGAGATGTAGTAGATAATTTAATAGATATAAAAAAGGTTGCAGGATTCTCGAAAATTACCCACGAATAAGTTTCTTTCATACTTATTTATATAAGGAAAACTATAGAATTTAGTATGGCATATTCAACTATAAAAACAAATAAAACACCAGCCCAAGGTGGTGGTCGGCAGATCCGTGTTAAAAAACGCGGAACGCTAAAGAATTTATTAAAATTACAGGTACTAATTGAAGATACTTCTGCATTTAGTCCTTACTATTTCAATGTTATTCGGAAGCCGGATAAACTACGTTTAGGTGGTAACATATTTGAATTTTCACCACCACAAGCTAGATTTAAACGCGATACTAAAATATTATTTGAACCTGTCGACGTTAATAATAAACCTATAGCGTACGAAATACTTCCACAAAACTCTCAATCTATAAGAATTTGTATTTTTATTACCGAAGATGTTCCAGAGGGTCCAGCTCAAATAACCATAGTAGGAACTGTAGTGGTTGATGATTGTGGATGTCCAGTACCAGATGAATGGAAAGATAAACCTAACGTTAGGTGGTCTGAGTCCGTTGGTACAGATAAAGGCGCCACATCACCCGTTATCCAGTACGATGAGGATCCATACGGTACTTTAGATGAGATAAAAATACCTTGGCAGTTTCAGACTTTCGAGGATATATATAATACAAATCCAGGAGCTCCTGGGTCAGCATACACAGTTAGTGGATCATATCAATCTGTATACAACTCTCAAGCAACTGGTAGCAATACTGGTATGGTTAATTACTCACGGGATACTAGTGTACCAGTCAATGCAGTTTCCCCGCATGGTGGTCAAGGAACCCTACAAGTATTTCACGGTGATATGCGATTTTCATCGAGTATGGTTGGTGGTACATTTTATGTAGCAGGTGGTATAGAGCATGTGCATGGACTAGATCCTTACCCTAATTTAAACTACCACACAGTTCCCCCTTACTACGCAACTATTAGTGCAGTACTAAACGAACTTACAGCTCAAGTACAACCAGCATATATGGTCCAAGGGGATGGCGGTGATATAGCAACGTACCCTGCAAGAATTTTTCATACTAAAAACGGATTTCAGGTAAGCTGGAATGAAAATTCATCTTCAGTATCTTATACAGACCCTACTGCTCCTTCTTCATCAATGACTAGAGTTGAGCGAACAAAAGAAAAAGCTTCATCCTACATGGATACAGAGCTTTTTGAAACTAAACCTGATTGTGGAGTTGCAACTCACGTAGATGTATACTTAAAAAGTAATAGATTAGAGGGTGAACTTACTAAACTTACAGAGTTCGAAATCACTCCATGGAATTTTTTAATAGATGATACTTTAGAAACTGAAGCTAAAAATACTAAAGCTTTTGAACCTATAGGTGTATTTAATAACACTCATATTGCTAGTAAATACTGGACTAGTTTAGATGCTACTGGTGAAGAGATAAACTCATCCGTACAATCTAATATACTTATGGATGGTGCAGTAGTAGTAGGTGAATTTAGTAACAAACCATTATATGCTCCTACACTCCATAACAACACAAGTTATTTTATTGAATTTAATGCTGCTTCAGTACCCACTTCAGCTGATACTAAACCTCCTAAGATTGAAGTATATGTATCAGGTGATTGTGTTGACCCTAGTAATATTTCTGAACCCAGTAAAACTGCGTTAGGGTATTATGTTGGTTGTATTGAAAACGATGCATCAGGTACATCATCTGGAACACCTTTTTTAAATAATAGTTTTGAATTTATAACCCAGCATGGTGGATCTTGTATAGTTAGATTTAAAGTAGTATCTGGCCAGTGGTTTGTAAGTAACGTACAACTACTAAACTGTACTGACAGACCTGCAGTAACTGGTACCACTCCTAATCATATACGAGCTCTTGTTCCAATGCCAGCAGTTACTAAATTCAATGATGAATACTATTTTGAATTTAATTATAAAAATATAGTCCAAGCGTCTGATAGAAAAACTATTTTTGAAAGAAAACAGTTTTCTGGTAATGATGCTAACGATTTTATAGATTCACAGCCTGGAGCGAATGAAGCTATATATAATGCTATCAACGCGGTAACAACATCAAAGGATTTTTATGTAACTGGTTCAACTTATATTTCTAATAGTTTAACAGTTCAACAAAACGCTTATATTACAGGTAATGTTTATGTTGAAGGTAATGTATACTCTCAAGAATACCACACTAATATAGTTTCAAGTTCAATTTTATTTGATGAAGGGGATACCATATTTGGTAACAGTATTGATGATATTCATATATCTACAGGTAGTATATTCGTAACCTCTTCTTTAACTGAATATATAACAAACAACTTTTTTATAGAAAGACCAGAAGGGGATAGATACTTCTATATTACTAACGGTCATATTACGATGAGTGGTGATATGAGCTCAAGTGGTACTTTAAATTTTTATAATGCTTATATAAATAATACCCTCTACGCAAATAATATTCAATCAACTTCTTCTTACATTAATATAGGACCAAATATATTCGTAGAAAATAATATTACTGCATCAGGTAATATTCAAGCTGATGGTTATTTAACTGCAAGTGATGGGTATATACGAAACATATTCCACGTAAATAATATTCAAGCAACTTCATCTCACGTTAATATAGGACCAAACCTATTCGTAGAAAATCATATAACTGCTTCCGGTAATATAAGCGCAAGTGGTACTATATTCGCGAACACTTTCGAATCGCATGGGAATACTGTTATACACATAAATGATAATCTTTCTGTAAACGGTATAGTAACAGCATCAAGATTCAGTGCAAGTCTAAGTATTACGACTAATCACCTTACAGCTTCCAATGGATTATTTACTAATCTAACTGCATCGACTTTTAATAGTTCACATATAACTGCATCGTTCCTTAACGTAGGAACTGCAACTGGTAGCTTTATAGGATCATTTACAGGTCAGGCTAATTTAACTGGCTCACTACTTGGTACAGCTAGTTACGGTAGAGATAATGATTGGTACACTCAAGGTAGTTCAGGTATTGGTAATGGTCCAACTATAGTTGATAAAATTTACCATAACGGTAAAGTAGGTATAGGAAATTACTCTTCTAATGATTTATTCCACCAACTCACAATTGATGGTACAGCTAAAATAGGTAATAATATATCTAACGAGCATAACATAACTGGTTCATTACACATGCATCATACAAACTTAAGTATATTATCTGGTAGCGGTCGTTTCGGAATAGGAATCGCGAATCCAGCAGAGAATGTTACTTTTAGTAACACTTCTGCTCATAGAGTACAAATATATAATGGTGATACAGATGCAGTTGGTTTACAAATTATAAATTGGGAGACTGCATCAGCGTTTACAGCAGGTGGAGGTACTATCGGAGGTAATGAATTAGCAGCGAGAGGGCCTAGGGCATTAATATCTGTTAATGCAAGGAACTCACGAGGTAGTTACGGATACGGTGGTACACGAGGACAAGCTGGTGGGAGTATGTCATATCTACCTGATACGTTTGAAGGCAATACTAACGGAGATGATTTTGGGGACGGAGGTGATACCGATTCAGAAGGCATAAGACTGCTTCAAGAAACTTTACATATTTCAACTGGTGGTAATCCTCAAGGTAGTATTAATATCCACGCTAGAGGTGATGCAGGTCAACAAATTAGATTCTTTACAGGTAATGATGATGCAAGAAACTCAGGTGGTAAAGATGTTGAAACGCAACGAATGACTATTAAGCATGGTGGTGAAGTAGGTATAGGTACTCATAATCCTGCTAGAAGGTTTCACGTTTCTAAATCTATAAACGAGAGCGCCGCAACACCTATAGTAAGATTTGAAACTCTACCAACTTACCCTAATACTAATCCGATAAATTTAGTTACAGTAGATTCTTCTGGTGATTTATATCAAACAGGTACTGATGTTATATTAGGTCAAGTAGATACGATTGGAATAACAAACATAACTTCATCGAATATTTTTACTACAGCATTTACATCTTCAGTAATAAGTTCGAGTACTAATATAATTGGAAACTACTTTACTGCTTCTAATAGTACAATTACAACAATAAATACATCACATATTACTGCATCAAGTGCTACCGGTTCATTTGTAGGTACATTTACAACCACTGGAAATTCAGTATTTACTGGAGATTTAACTGGGGATGTAACAGGAGATTTAACTGGAGATGTAACAGGAGATGTAAC